AGTCGCTCTTTAGTAATGCTCGGATGTATATTTTTCATGTTACCCTCCAAAGTATTTATGTGTTGCGTAAGGTCCGACTGCCATCAGTACGCCTACTGCTAGGCAGCCAAGCACTCCATTACCTAAATCCCTAGAGATATAGGTGAGTGATGCGAGTATTAGTGCGAGTCCTGTTGCTGTTAGTGTAACGAGAATAAACTTACTCATTTGTGTTACTCCTTTTGGTTGTGTTTTAGGATTCAATCCCAAAACCAGGTTAAGTTAACTGTTAAAAATAAATTGGTTTTTGTATTTTGTTTTGGTATAAATAGATTATGACACCTAAACAAAAAATGTTTGCAGAGTTAATAGCAGATGAAAACCCTCCTGTTCTTATCAAGGCATATGAGAAGGCAGGGTATCTTGTTGAGAAAACTGCTAGTGGGGCTACAAAAAACTCTACATATGTTAAGGCTTCTAAACTTGCGTCTACTGAGACTATTAAAAGATTAGCCCAAAGCATAAGAGACAAGCGAGAAAAGCTAAAGACTCGTCATCTTAAACGCTCTCTTGATAAAGAGGATCAATTAAAATCCGAGATTGTCCAAGAGCTTAGAGATATAGCTTTCGATAAAGAGGAACCTGCCCCTAATCGTGCCAAAGCCCTTCAACTTTTAGGTCAGACCATCGGATTGTATACCGAGAAGGTCATCACCAAAGATGAAACTGTCTCAGAAAAGCAGCTTGAGCAAGAGTTAAAAGATGATCTTGCCAAGTGGGGCTTCTCTGTAAACTAAACAATACTTGTCCACTGCATTCCAATACTATGTAAACATAGGAGCTATGCTCAATAGGTTTGCTGTGTCTTAGTATCTAAGTCGTAGCAATAGTAAATAGTGGTATATTAGCATTAGTATCTGTTAGGTCTTTGCTTAGTATAGAATCGTATAGAACTAGGCATCCGTTATCCCCTCTTACAGGCATACCTGATTTAGTGTTTATCTTTTGGCATACATTCCATTTGTCTAGAGCAAATTTGATAGCGTCTTTATGGTATAGACTTGTGGATATAAAGTAGATTCCCTTGCCTCTGTTGCGTCTGCTGTCATTCTTTGATCTCCCCTTGTATATGCACAGAATCTTACCGTTCCACTTGAAGCTCCGAACCAAGTTCACCTTACCTGTAAATGGTTTTGATGGTGTGTATTTGTACGTCAACTTACCAGCCCACCTATAACTTCCACCCACATCCATGACATCCCACAGAGTGCAAGCAGTGCAATCATATCCCGTATTTGTTTAATCATAATCAACCCCCGTTCATCGCAGATAATGCAATCTGCGTCATTGTGTGTACTTCTTCTGATGTCATATTCGGATTCCCTTGTATGAGTGAATCACTAATTAGCTTTGCATCACCTTGCCAATTCTTTATCGTTACATCATGCATTTGCGTAGGGGTTTCATCTTTACTGTATGTAGTAATCAATGAATTGAAATAGTCTTTATCATCATCAGTGATTGATATGTTGTGAGGGTTGCTATCACTAAAGTATACGATCTCTTTTTCTTTTTGAAGCAGACAATCAAGAACTGTATAACGATCTCTTTGCCTTCGTTTCATTTTCTCTACAATGTTTTGTAGTCTATATTTTTTATCCATCTTAAACCTCCTTACGTTTTGGGATTGAATCCGAGAACCTGTAGTGGTATAGTAAGTATATTATAGTATTGAGTATTGCCTGTTTAATGTAACCATTATAACACATAAGATGACAATAGTCAATAGACGTAATGAAGTATTTTTTTCCGATACATAGCCAGGTTATGCGCCACTGTTAATCCTAAATCGCAGAGAGATTATCCTTAGTACCTTATACATATAGGGAAGGATAACATAACCCATTAATACTTATCCTCATGGTACAAATACATCATAGACACTAAGCATATCTAAAACATAAGAAACACTCAGATTGTGAGCCACTGTTAGTCATATACTAATGGGTAATATCTGGATAAGTTTTGGATAAGGTCATAGGCGATAAGAGTGGTTGTTGGTGCAATACAAGCCCCCTCTCTCTCCCTCCCTCATATATCAAATCTTATCCTGATGCTTTTTGCGTCTCCTGTTAATATGGCGTAGGCCTGGGTCGCTACCGAGGCAAGTTTTGGGATTCAATCCGAAAACACGATAAAGTTTGACATTATGACTATACCTGCTATTATATAATCATGCCTAGCGATCATGCTGGCATAATTTGAAAGAGAGAATAACATGACTAAGTTTAATAAAGTAGAAGCACAAAAAGATGTCGCAAGTATTTATCAAGCTATATCTGATAGTAGTACGTTGGCTATAAAGTTTATTAGGATGGTATCATCATGCGACGATATCAACAGCAATGAGATAAGTAATAAAGATATCAAGCTTTGGATGTATTCCAATATATTGCCACTATTTAAAAAAGAAGATACAGCGAAAAAATATATGTTAGCTATCACACGCTTAAGATTACTTATGCAAGCTGTCAGTAGTGGATATGTAGATAGTGATGATCTAATGACATCAAATGAAGAAATGACCTTCACAGATTATATTGCATGGATCAGAGACGAGCATAAAGAACTGTTTGGCAAAGAAGAAACAGAAAAAGCCAAAACAGCTAAAGCTGTTAGAAAGCAAGAAACAGCAAAGGCATCAATTGAGAAGTTGCCAGAGTCAATAATGGAATTAGCTTCCAGAACTGGTGACAAACAACAGTCTATTATAACCGTTATCGATAACCTGCTTGGCAATCTAGATAGTGACGGCTTACAAACAGTCTTTGATATGGTCACTGAAATTCAAACCCAAAGATTGGAAGTGACACCTAAAGCACCAGAATTGCCAAAAGCAAAACAAGCATAACAAGCCACTCAAACCTTCGCCCTCAGTGTAAAAACTGTTAATGCTTGCTTCTTCTTCTTCTTCTTCTTCTTTTTCTTCTTCTTCTTCTTCTTCTTTTTCTTCTTCTTCTTTTTCTTTTTCTTCTTCTTCTTATACTCTGAAGGCCCCCCACCCCCCATTTTTAATTTAGGGCGTAGCTGTGTGTATGATAAACAGAGGCTTATGCTCAAACAACCCCCTCCATTTTAAATACCCCCCTTTAAAATAAAGTGCCAAAAAAAAATAATATTTTAAATTTTTGAAAAGTATTATTGGGTTACCCGGTATATAGGGACAAAGGTGTATTACACGTAGCTCTGGCTTTGGATCATATTGTTATATGTGAATGGTGTATATATCAGCCCTTTGATGGGCTGATGCTCCCTTTAAAGGGGAGTCAATAGACTTGAAAGGGAATAAAAGCCTAATGACTACAACCCTTCTAGGTATCTTATTAAGGGGAGGACACTAAGTACCTATAGATAATTAAACTAAGTATCACACTTTTGTGTAAAAGTCAAGTTTGTGCTAATTCCTTTTGGCACAATCTTAATTGCTAAGATCTGTGGGGTTTCTTGTTTTATTTTTTTCTGGAAAACTCCACATAAAAAATGACAGAAAACAAAGGTTTTTCGTCTGGCACAATTTTAACAATAAAGATAAAGGACTTTTTGTAGAGCTAGAAAACAAAACCCCCTTTAAATTCATAAGGGAATTATTGGGTTATTTTTTTACCCCTATTCATTAAGAGAACCACTAGATACTCAGGACAAAACTTTACCCACAGTCAAAATCAAAATGCGTTTTGACTGTGGGGACAAGGCTACGCCTCAAAAACTACACATAAAAATTTGTAAAAAGGGGGGTGCTTGATTTAGATTTTGAATTGTATTATAGTTTTTTAATAAAATATGTATTCTATTAAGGTTGTTATGAAAAATAAAAATATAAGAAAAAGAGTTTTGCCTGAAGCTAGAACAAAAATTATAGATTTATATAAAAATGGCACTACATATAAAGCTATCGCAGAGTTTTGTGATATCACTACAGGCACTGTCGGAAGTATATTAAAGCAAGCTGGTGTTGTAAGAAGACAAACCTCTACAGGATTCCCTGTTCCCGACAAAGATCCTAACACTGTTGGTTCTCATGGAATTGGATACTGGCACATGAATCTTAATATAAAAAGTAAACCAATTGGTTTGGTAGCTCAGATCTCAAGAAAAGTGTATGCAAGCCCTCCTGGGTATCCCAATAAAAGTTCAATGTTAATGGGGTGATATATGGATATTGTTTATATAAAGCATGATAAAAGCAAACTTAAATATTTAAAACCAAAAGAAACTAAACTCCCCTCCCCACCTACAGAAACCAGAGAAAGTTTTTTAAC